GTTTGACGAAGTATGGTAAAGTAGAAGCTATATCACCTGAAGAAGCGCTCAAAACGCTTCATCACAGCACTGGTGCTGGATATTCTTTTCATGGTAAACGTAAAGGCGAAGTGTTGGACCAAATTTTGGAAAAGGCAAAATCAATAATTATTGATGCTAAATCTGGAGTTAAAATCAAACCAATCCCATGTACTCTGGCGTCTAGAGGACATTTACGCTTACGACACGAACGTAAACGAAGAGTAATTTTTGTTTACCCTGCTGAGATTGTATTACTCGAACAGATGTTTGTACATCCAATTTATGAATTGTTAAAGTCTAAGGAAGATTGTGTTATGTATTTTGGCAAAAATGTAATCCCACGTTTATCCCGTGATTCGATGACAAATTATGCCTCTGGAATGCATTCTGTTAACATTGATTTTTCAAAATTTGATACGACCGTAATTGAAGCCATGATTGCCGAAGCTTTTTCAATTATCCGTGACATGATTGATTTTGAACATTTTAAAGGAAAAAAGATTTCCCCTGCTGAAGCTAAGCGCTGGATGAGAGTTTTAGATTTGTTGGAAGAGTTCTTCACACACACCCCTGTCTTAACACCTGATGGTAAACTGTTTTGGATCGACGGTTCAGTACCATCTGGTAGTGGTTTTACACAATTAGTTGATTCTATTGTTGCTATGATCGCTGCACGTTATGTAGCAGGAGTCACTGGTTGCACAATTAGACACATTAAGTCATTAGGTGATGATGTGCGTCTAGTTGTGGCACAACGACCTAGAATTGAAAACTGGGCAAAGATTTTCACAGATGTTTTTGGTTTAAACATTAACATTAAGAAGACGAAAGTGAAAAGTGCAAAAATTTTAGGTGGTGGTTTCCTTGGATACGATTTTGATCGTGGATACATCACGCGTAATTCATTTGAATTATTCAATTTAGCACTACATCCTGAACATGAGGTCAAGACTTTAGGTGTTAGTGTTTCACGTCTTATTGCGTATATGTTTATTGGTGGTGCTAACGATAAAAGATTTACGGAATTTTTCGTATGCTTTCAAGAAGGTTATGATTTAAGCGGATATGTATTTGAAACCCCAAAGGAGATGGTGTCTAAGGTTAAGTTTGCTGGTTGGGACATCCCAATCAAACCACTCAACGAATATACAATGAGAGATTTCGTTTATCACATGATTACTTTTAAGAGATAACTAAAAA